GAAGGGAGGCCACTGACCGGGGCGCCACTCGGTGCGGTGTTTGGCCGGGTGTTCTTCACGACCCAGAACAGGGTGCCGCCAGCAGCACCGGTGCACGGGTTCGATGCCAAGTCCAGCCTCGCGTTGTTACCCCCAGGGAACGTCAGCGTGTTCTTACCGTTCATCGTGTTGACGCCGGTCAGTGGGTGGTACTGCGCATCGGTTTGTGTCCAGTGGGGGGCGCCAACCTTGTTCGACCACTGCGACACCTTCCCGGCGGTGGCGGTGATCGAGGCCGCGTCGGACGCGTCCCACCAGCCGACGAGCCCGGTCGTCGGGATCGGTCCCGCTGACGTATTGATCTTGGCGGACGCGACCGTGCCGAGGGCGGTGGGCATTACGCCAAATCCCCGGTGAGCATCCAAGCGGTGGCCGTCATCTTCACGGCGGTCACCACAGAGCCGACGGCTCGGGCCACCGCGCTCGGAGTCGGGTTCACGTCCCAGGTCGCTCCGCCGCCGAGCGTGAACGTGGCGGCCCCGCCGACGCAGACGAAGTCGACGCGCTCACCGAGCGCCGGACCGGCGCTCGGGAGTGTGATGGTCGCCGTGGCGGCGAGGCGCTTGATCTTGTTGGCGTCCGCGGTGACCACCGTGTAGGTGGTTCCGGCGACCGCTTCGATCGTCTGGGCGGTGCTCGCCCCACCGGTGGCGGGCGTGGCCCACGTGCCGTCGTCCTTCAGGAACCGACCGGTGCTGGACGTTGGGTTCGGCACCGCCCCCCGTGTGGACGCCGTGAAGTCGCTGATCGACAACTTGATCGTCTGCGTCGGCGAGTCATGGGTGACGACGACCGGGGCGGTGGCGGTCATCGCCGCCTGCACGGCGTCGATCGCCTGGTCGGTGGTGATCCCGCCCCCGCCGCCACCGGACGCAGCGAGCGAGATCGAGTTGGCGGCGTCGTTGTAGGTGACGGTGATGTTGGTGTGGGTGCCCGCGGCGAACGCTGCGGCGGTGGCGTCAACGGCGTCTTCGGTGGTGATCCCACCGGCAGGCCCGGCCGGTCCGGTTGCCCCGGCCGGTCCGGCCGGTCCGGGTGCTCCAGGTGAACCGGGCGGGCCTGGCGGGCCGGGAGGCCCTTGGTCACCGTCGGGGCCAGGCAGGGAGAACACGAGCCCACCCGCTCCGACCCCAGCCGTCGCGGTGCTGGACTTGTACGTCGTCCACGACACCTGCTTGGGCTGACCGGACCAGCCCCGCATGATGGCGTCGCGGGCCAGCGCGGAGGACTCCTTGAACCGGTTCAGGTAGGTCTGTTCGAGAACTTCGTCTTCCTGCTGGGCGTAGCCCAACGACGCCGCGTACCAACAGATCGGGATGTGCAGTTGAGGATCGGCATCGCATTCGGAACCGGCTCCGGCCGCCACCCAGTCGGCTCCCATGCGGAAGCCTTGGGCACGCATCGTGGTCACCGCGGAGGGGCTCGGCCACACCTTCAGTTGGCGGTTGAGGATCGCCCAGTACGCCGGGTTCCCCGACTGCGGCACGGTCCCGAACGTGTTGATGGCCCAGCGCAGATCGACCATCTGCAACGAGTACGACCCGGAGGTCAAGATTTCGATGACACGCACGCCGACCGGCAAGATGGCCTCACCGTTGGTGTCAACGGTGACCGACCACAACGACTCGAAGAACGGCCAACGCTGCTCCAAGCCGATGACCCGGTCGTAGCCCTCCTGGATGAAGGCGTCCAGGAGAACGTCAGGCAGGTCGGTCTCGTCGAGATCGAGCTGGGTGCGGACCAGGCTGCGCATCTCTTGGAGGTTCACGGCGTGGCCCTCCCACCGCAGTCTTCGACCGCAGCCTGACGGTTCATCGCGTGAACACTCCAGCGTGGGCGGCGCAGTAGGACGACTCCTTGATCCGCCACCCCATACAGGTGTCGTCCTTGGCGATGCACCGCTTGGCTCGCTCGACGGGCCGAGGCTCGTCTCGCGCCGCCGCGGGCTGCGCGACGGGGGCGTCCGGGTCGACGTACTCGACCCCGTCGGAGGACGGGACGAGTTGCACACCGGCAGCACCGCTGGCGGTGTACGCGTGGGTGACGGTGGCGTCCGGCTCGCCGTACAGGGTGTGGGCGATGGCGATGCCGTCGGGGAGCGTGGCCCCGTCTGCACCCATCAGGTAGTTCGTGGCCATCGTTTGATGGCCGAATTGTCCCCCGAGGTGGGCGGGCACGAGGTGGATCGTGTCCGCCCACCAGGGTGGGGGAACGAGTTACCCGACGGTAACTGCGGTTACGGGGTGACGACCCCGGTGACCGCGAAGTGCTTCGACCGGTTGCTGACGGTCAGGTTGCCGTAGGTGGTGATGATCGAGTACCGGGCGTCGACGGTGGTGGCGGTACCACCGGCAGCGGCGGACAGTCCGTCGGAGAACGGGGACTGCTTGAACCACCGCTGGCTGTGGCCGACGAGGGCGATGTACTTCGAGTTGAGCCCGTAGATCGTCCCGGCCGGGCAGTCCCGGTCCCAGTAGATCGGGGCCTGCTTCAACATCAGCGACGTGAACCCGGCGTTGGCCGACTTGACGTCCTGGTAGCGGACGTTGGGGGTCAGCTCGCCTTCGTACTTCTCGTAGATCGCCTGGGTGGTGAAGATGCCGTCGATGACATCGTTGCCGTCCGACGACGTGTTGTAGGCGTTCCCGGCTGCGGCCTGCACCTTCGTGTACGAGCCCCACGGCAGGACGACGGCACGCCACCACGAGTTCAACGAGTCGGTGGCGTCGATGCCACCAACCGCGGTGCCACCAGCGGTGACGAGGGCGGCGAGCCCGAGGAAGTCCTTGCCTGCGTTGCCGGTGCCATCGGCGTACAGCTGCTTGTTCAGCTTGTTCTTGAGGGTCTCCTCAGCCTGCATCACCTTCGCCCGCAGCAGGTTGATGACGGCTTCCTCGCCGTTGTTCTGGGCCTCCTCGAGCCCGGAGATCGCCATCGTCGCGAACAGCTGGCGCCACGGGAACTGGGCCGCCGAGATGCCTTCCTGCGGCACGATCGAGATGGCGTCCCACTCGCCGTAGCTGCCTGCCTGCCCTTCGGCGTAGATGAGCGGCTCGACGATGGACACGCCGCCGGAAAGCTTCCGGACGGCGTTCTTCTCGGTGAGCCACCACAGCAGCGGGCGGCTCTTGAAGATGTTGTCAGTGAGGGTCTTGCGGTAGTTGCTGAGCGTCGTGCTCAGCAGGGAGTCGAAGTTGACGTTGCCGACGGCCACGAGGGCCTCCTATGAGTTTTGGACCATCGCAACTGGGCCAGTGGCCGCTTGCGGCCTAGAGCCAGCCGTGTTGGCGTTTCGCCTCGGCGAACGCTTCCTCGATGGTGGGGGATGAACCGGGTGACGGCTCCACGGCGTTGGTTGCCCCATTGCCCGAATGCACGGTCTCGGACGCCTGAGTCTTCGCGGCAACCCGGGCAGCCTCTTCGGTTCCCTGTTGCTCCTTCGCCGCTGCCATCCCTTGGCGGTAGCGGTCGAACGCGATCTCCTTGTAGACGTTCTCCAAGTCCAGACGTTGCTGTTGGAACGCTGCCTGGACGACCTCGGACGGGTTGAAGTCCTCGCCGTATCGCTGTTGCAGAACCCCGACCGCTTGCCGTAGCTGCTGATCTGCCTGCTGCTGCTCGTACCGGGCCAGCCGCTGGTCCATCTCCCGGATGCGGACCTCGTTCGGATCATTCGTCCAATCGGGGTCTTCCGGTTCGGCTTCGGCCTGTTCAGCCAGGTACTGGGCTTGGAGGATGCGCAGAGTTTCCTGCGGGTTGTTCTCCAACGCCTGTTGCAACGTGAGCCCGAACTGGGCTCGACGTTGTGCGTCGGCCAGCTCCTGCGTCTTGCGGGTGTAGTCCGCTTGACGCTGGTAGCCGCCGAGTGCTTCGGACAGCGGGACCGACAGTTCTTCGCCGTCGACCTTGAGCCGGACGTGATGGTCCGAGTATTCGGTCGGGTCGAAGTATGACGGTTCGGGGGGAGCCGGAGCGGCGCTCTCCCCACCTTCGGTGGGAGCTGCTTCGGCTGGGACGCCGGTCTCGACCGGTGCGTCACTCACGGTGAATCCTCAAATGGGTTGCTCACATGGAGAACGCCGAGTTGTCCCCACCCCCCACCGGAGGTGGTGACTACATGCCGGGCGGGATGTTCGGCGGTGCGACACCGGGAGCGCCAACAGAGGTGACGTTCGATGGTGGAGGTGCTCCAGCAGGCCCGGGCGGGGGACCCGCCTGTTGCTGCTGGCGCTGCATGAACTCCTGCACGACCTGGGCAACGAAGTCGACGCGACGCTCCGGCGGCATCGTCTGCAACGTCTGCACCAACTGCTGCTGCGCTTGAGGTGGCAGCTGCTGCATCAACATCTGCAAGCCCTGGAGCAGTTCGGGTGGAAGACCCATGGCGCCGGGGCCACCGCCGGGCGGTGGAGCCCCGACCGGACCACCGGGCATCC